TCGTCACCCAAAGCGAAAAGGACGAACTCATCGCCGCTGGGTACGGGGCCTACATAACCTGACGGGGGACAATGAAGCACAGGGAAACTCATCCGAACCTCGATGTTGAGGGCTGCTTTGCCTGCCGGATTTCACACGTTGCTGTTTCTGGCTCCGCGATGCCAACGCGCAGCAGGGCCGTGTCGGACATGAACCACAAGGAACGCATCCTCGACAAAGACCTGGATGCCTACAAGAGAATACGCAAGACCGGCGGCCAGCCGACAAAGATTGACGGTGCTGCAAAACTAGAGAAGATTGCCGATTGAACTACCAATCTTGGCGAGGTTTTCCTGACCCAAGATACGGGTACGGCACAATGCTCAAGGGCTTTGTCGACCACGTCCCCGCTGACGTCACGCTGCACGAACATGCCGATGTCATGGTGTTCATGATGCAGCCGTTTCAAATGGGGCACTTCTATTCCGGGCAACACAAGACGTGCTTCACGATGTGGGAATCAGACACGCTGCCCGAGCGCTTTGTTGACTGGCTACCCACATACGACCAGATAATCGTCCCTTGCACCCACAATCTGGACCTATTCTCAAGGCACCATCGAAACGTAAAACTCGTACCTCTGGGCGTGGATTTGAAGCGATGGAAGCCAAAGGACAGAAAGACAAACCCAAGGTTCAGATTCCATGCCGGTGGCTCTCAATGGATTCGCAAGGGATTGGACATAGTCCTTGAGGCTTTTCGACTTGCGAACCTTGATGCCGAACTGCACCTGAAGCCCAATCCAGAAGCCTTCGGGATGCCTGACCTTGACCTGCCCGACAATGTGTTTTTGCATCGGGGCTGGTTTACCGACGACCAAACCCTTGACTTCTTTCGTAGCGCAGACTGCTGGATAGCGGCAACCAGGGGCGAAGGTTTCGGGCTGATGCCATTGCAGGCCATGGCAAGCGGCATCCCGACAATTATGAACGCAGCATCGGGGCAGGGAGACTTTGCCCATCTAGCCCCCATCGTTATTTCCCACAAGCCCGCCCCGTCGGATTACGGCGGCATGTGGGACGAATCCGACCCGAAGGAACTGGCAGGGGCGATGTGCGAGATGTATGCCAATCATGACCGCTACCTTCGGCACGCCCAAAGCGTGCTACCCAAAGTGTCAGAATGGTCCTGGGAATCGGCTGCCCGAAAACTCGCGAACGCTTTGCCCGAAGGCAAAATGCTGGCAAAGCCCAAGTTAGAGATGGCAACTGTTTGGCATCATGTAGTGCTGAACAGAACCGAACAATGCGACATTGGCGACAAGTCCTATTACTTCGTCAAGGGCGTACCACTGCGAGTGCCCGAAAGGGTGCTTGGCGTTCTGCTCAGGACGGGGTATGTTGAATCCCACACGAAAGAAACCCTATGAAAAAGAAGACCAAATCAAGAGTCAATGAGGCGGGAAATTACACCAAGCCAGAAATGCGGAAGCGTCTATTCAAGAAAATAAAAGCCGGTTCCAAGGGTGGAGACCCCGGCGAGTGGTCGGCGCGCAAGGCACAACTCCTTGCATCCGAATACAAGAAAGCCGGTGGAGGCTACAAATAATGGCGCTTGCGAAATCCCAGAAATCCTTGAAAAAATGGACCTCCCAAAAATGGCGCACGTCCGATGGCAAACCGTCAAAGGGCAAGAAGCGCTACCTGCCAGACGCGGCATGGAATGCGCTCAGCCCGTCTGAAAAAGCCGCAACAAACAGGGCGAAAGCCAAGGGTAATAAGGCTGGCAAACAGTTTGTCAAGCAACCCAAAAAGGTTGCGGAGAAAACCAAGAGGTACAGGTAATGGCAATCACATACCGGGGCGAACGCTTTGCTGGTTACAACAAGCCCAAACGCACCCCCAACGCCAAGAAGTCCCATGCAGTTCTTGCCAAGTCCGGCAGCCAGGTGAAGTTGATTCGCTTCGGCCAGCAGGGCGTACAAGGCTCCCCCAAAAAGAAGGGTGAGTCCGCGTCATACCGCAAGCGTCGCGAATCCTTCAAGGCACGTCACGCCAAGAACATCGCCAAGGGTAAGATGTCTGCGGCCTACTGGGCTGATAGAGTCAAGTGGTAACCGAAAGGAACAGACATGCCCAAAGTTGGTAAGAAGGAATTTTCCTACAGCAAGAAGGGAATGGCAATGGCTAAGGCCGAGGCCAAGAAGACTGGTAAGCCCATGAAGATGGGTAAGGGAAAAAAGAAGAAGTGAAAGGTTCTAAGTCAAAGAAGCCTGCCAAGGAAATGGCAAAGCCGCCCAAGGGTAAAAAGGGCAAGCGCACTCGTAAGAGTTCTGCGAAGGCTCAGGCTGGTTCGTTTCCAGGGTACGGTACCTACGGAGTGAGATGACGACAGTTGCGACGGTCCTGAATAGGGCGTCGCGGCAGATGTTGGCAGGGGTCGTTGAAGAACGCAACAAACTGGCTGCGAGCCTCACGAGTGGTGACACGTCTGTCGCTGTCACTTACGATTTGGGCGGCCTTCGCGCTGGTTCTGTATTCGAAATCGACGCTGAACTTTTCTACGTTTGGGAAGCGAACTCGGGCGCCAAGACGCTCACCGTCGAGAGAGGTTACGCAGGCACTACTGCAGCCTCGCACTCCTCCGGAGCGATAGTAACTCTCAACCCAAGATTCCCTCGAGCGCAATTGCTCGACGCACTGAATGCCGACATTGATGACTTGTCGTCCACGGCAAACGGTTTGTTCCGAGTGGTAAGCGTCGACCTTGCATACAACGGGTCGGACAGGCAAATCAACATTGCTTCTTCTGGGACGATTCTTCAATTGCTTGATGTCAGGCTTCGCTATCTGGCTGACGAGCACCCGGTCATTCACGGGGTGCGCTTGCAGACTGGCTTGCCCACCGGCGACTTCGCCTCCGGCAACACTCTCGTGCTTGATGAGTCAGTTATGGCAGGAACACTTAGGGTTCGATACAAGGCTCCGTTTGCGCGCGCCACATCAGAGTCCGACGACCTGACGACAAACTGCTTTGTGCCAACCACGTGCGAAGACATAGTTGAAATGGGTGTCATTCTGCGCATGATGGCCGGTCGCGAAATCAAGCGCAACTTCATAGAAGCACAGGGCGATACTCGCCGTCCAGACGAAGTGCAGGCTGGCGCAGTGACCAACTCAATCGCCAACATTCTGCGCCTGCGTCGAGAGCGAATCATTGCCGAAGCCGGTCGACTCAAGGCGCTGTACCCAATCAAGTTCAGGAAGTAGCCGATGGCTACTATCACGCGTTTTACTGACGCGTTCCGACCAGCCACTGGTTTCTATACGGGAACCGGAGCAACACAACTAGTTCCAAACGTATTCCCCGTGGCAATCAACGGCAGGCCGTACATGATTGACACCAAGAGCAGGGAGTTCACACGCCAGTTTGATGCCCGTGTCCGTGACTCGGTTGACCAGTCGACAGAGCCTGGCGAGTCAGCGCTGAACCCGCAAGGGTTGTGGCGTCGCTCGCAGTCGTCGTGGCATTACGGTGCGGGGCAGCAGTATTCGGATACGGCTGACGCTGAGTCGTTCAGGTTCTATGAGAGCAAGGGCGTGGACCCGTGGACGAAAGGTCGCTTATCGCTGCTGCGCGACACATCCAATGTTTACCCGACCTCAGGCACAAACCTGTATGCGGTGACAGCCGATGGGCGTTTGTACGGCACTGATGGACAGACCGTGAAGTACACCACCGATTTTGTAACGGTCACAACGGTGACAGGTACCAAGGCGTCAAACTTGTATTCGATTACGTCGGACGGCTACAACGTGTTCTACTCGTACGACAACGGCGACATCGACCAGACGAACGCTGGCATCTCCACGTCGTCGGCGTACATCACGGGTATCGAGGCTGGCGTTTTGGCGTATGTGCGTGGGCGTTTGATGGTCGCTGGTCAGGGTGTGGATAAGCGCAAGATTTGGAACATCACCACCGCAGCAGGCTCCTCAGCCAACAACCCGACTGCTCTCTACACGCACCCGAACACAAACTGGACGTGGGTGGGTTTCGCCGCTGGCCAGACCCACATCTATGCCGCAGGCTACGCAGGTAACACGAGCATCATGTACAAGACGCAAATCAAGGCTGATGGTACAGCGCTTGACATTCCGACTGCTGCCGCTGAACTGCCGCTCGGTGAGATTGTGCGTTCTATCTACGGCTATCTCGGCTACATCATCCTCGGCACCACGACAGGGTTCCGTTTCTGTTCAACGGACACCGACGGCAACCTCACCGTCGGCCCGCTCGTGGAGACTGGGGCTTCTGTCGGTGCGATGGCTGGCATCGGTAAGTACGTCTACTTCTCGTGGTCCAACTTCGACTCCACCTCCACAGGCATCGGACGCATGGATGTTTCGGTGTTCATCTCCCCGAACCAGCCAGCGTATGCAACCGACCTGATGGCTACCGCCCAGGGTACGGTGCAAGCGATACATGAGTTCCAGAACGATGTGCTGTTCACGGTGTCTGGTGTTGGTGTGTTCCAGCCACACGCCACGAACCTTGTGTCGTCGGGCTACCTGCGTTCAGGTATCTATCGGTGGGGTGTGCCAGACGCCAAGTTCATCCCGAAGTTGGACATCCGCTGTCTACCGTTGGTTGGGTTTGTCCAGTTGTCGATTGCCTCGGATGGGGGAGACTTCCACGACTTCTCCCCGGTCAGCATTGAGGGCATCAAGGAGAGAACCTTTGACGGGCTGGAAAGCAAGGTGTTCGAGGCCGAAATCAAGGTCACGCTTACTCGTTCTTCCGGCGCCACAACGGGCCCGACCCTAACCCGCTGGATGGCCCGTGCTTACGCGGCACCCCTTCGCTCCCAAATCTTTTCGGTCCCCCTCGTCATGCACCACAAACTGTCCGTCAAGGGAAGGGAGTACTGGCAGGATGTCGACAGAGAACTTGGCTACCTGCGAGACCTGGTCGAGAACCCCAGGGTCGTCATCTATCAGGAGAACCAAGAAACCTTTGCCGTTGTCGTGGAGAACGTCCAGATGCAGGTTCAGCAAATCATCAATGCCCACGTGGAAAACGACTTCGAGGGTACTGCTATAGTCGTTATGCGTAGTGTAAGATGAGGTTCCAATGGCAGCAGTAACTCGTAGACAGTACAAAGGCGCAGCGGCGCAAACCACGATTGTCAACGCTTTGGCGTCTGGCGACACGTCGGCTACTTTGGCGGCGACGACTGGTTGGCCGTCGGCTGCAGCAGTGCCGTTCTATGTCGTCATTAGTCCTGGGACTGCGAGCGAGGAGAAGTGCAGCGCCACCATTTCAGGCTCAGTGCTGACCCTTACCCGCGCGCAGGATGACACGACTGCCCAGAGCCATGCTTCCGGTGCGACTATCTACCCCGTCTTCTCAGCGGATGACGCTGATGAAGCGAACTTCCTTGCGTCGCGTTACACGACGAAGGGCGACATCGTTGCTTTCGATGGTTCGGATGTGGCTCGTCTTGGGGTAGGTACAAACAACTTCGTGTTGACCGCCGATTCCACTGCGGCGACTGGGCTAAAGTGGGCGCAGGCGTTGTCCTCTGGCGAGGATGACCAAATCGTTATCGCAGTACAAGTCTTCAGTTAGGATAAGGACACATGGCAACATTCAGCAAACTAAATCTCAGCGGTTCGACGGGTGGTCGTCTCATCAAGGTGGCGGCGACCGCGACGACTGGTACGACGATTCATGCGACTGGTACGTCAGCGAGCATCCTTGACGAGATTTGGCTGTATGCAGTCAACTCGGACACAACTGCCCGCAAACTGACCATCGAGTTCGGTGGCACGACTGCACCTGATGACTTGATTGAGTTGACGATTGCGGCTGAGTCTGGTCTTGTGCTTGTGGTCCCCGGGTTCACGTTGGCTGGTACTGGGTCTGTTGCTCGTACGGTGACAGCGTTTGCTGCGACGACGAACGTGATTCTTATTGGCGGTTACGTCAACCGCATTTCGTAAGGTAGCAGCATGACGCTGCGGTGGGGTCAACGAGAGCGAGTCAGCACGCTAGTTGGCCAATGGTTTGGCACTGGTTGGGTTGCGCCAATTCTCACTCTGGCTGTTGAGTATCTGGTTATTGGTGGCGGTGGCGGCGCTGGTTCTGGTACCAACTCATCTGACGTTCGTTCTGGTGGTGGCGGTGGTGCAGGCGGTTATCGCACCAACGTAAGTGGCGCCACGTCTGGTCGAAACTCTTCAGCAGAAGCATCGATGACCCTGACTCCCGGCACATATTCGGTAACGGTCGGTGCTGGTGGCTCTGGCGGAACGCGAAACGGCGGAAACAGCGGAAGCAACAGCGTGTTCAACGGAATTACATCCACTGGTGGTGGTGGTGGTGGTGGAACTGGTTCTGGTGGTCTAAACGGTGGTTCTGGTGGTGGCGCTGGCGGAGACCAAAGCACCGCTGGTACTGGTGCGACCGCACAGGGTTTCGGCGGAGGCGGTCGTGACAGCAACCGTGCTGGTGGCGGTGGTGGTGCTTCCGCGGCTGGCGGCAATGGCGGAGGTGTCGTTTCGGGAACTGGCGGCAATGGTCTTTCAAACAGCATCACTGGCACGGCAGTAACTCGCGGTGGTGGTGGTTCTGGTGGTTCAGACAACCAAGCCGGCGCGGCTGGAACTGGTGGTGGCGGTTCGGGTGCCGTGAATGGAAACGGCAACGCTGGCACTGCAAACACCGGCGGTGGTGGTGGCGGTAGCGGTGGCGACCAAGGAACCGCATTTACTGGCGGCGCTGGTGGTGCGGGTGTTGTCATCGTGCGTTACTTGACTGCTGACGGTTCGACATTCACCATTACTGGCGGAACAATAACCACCTCCGGCTCGCACACGATTCACACCTTCAACAGCACTGGTAATTTGGTAATCGCATGAGTCGCGGAGGACAACGCACAAGGGTCTCAACTACTGTCGGGACCTGGGGTAACGTCACCGGGCTTGGCAGTGGAAGAACTTCCGTTTCTGTTGAGTATCTCGTTATTGCTGGCGGTGGTGGCGGTGGGTCAGGCACAAACGATGGCGGCATACGTAGCGGTGGTGGCGGCGGTGCTGGTGGCTATCGCACCAATGTGAGTGGCGCCACGTCCGGCGGAGGCTCATCTGCCGAGGGTGCACTTTCACTAACTGCAAACACGACGTACACTGTCACTATCGGCGCCGGTGGTGCTGGTGGTACGCGGGCTGGCGCAAGCAGCGGAAGCAACAGCGTCTTTGGTTCCATTACATCAACAGGTGGCGGTGGCGGCGGCGGTACACATGCCAATGGCGCATCAGGCGGGTCTGGTGGTGGCGGCGGTAGCAATGGTGCTAATGGTGGTGCTGGAACAGCAAATCAAGGCTATGCAGGCGGAAGCAGAGGCACTGACGGCAACCGTGGTGGTGGCGGTGGTGGTGCTGGTGGAGCAGGTAATAACGGCGGCAGTACGAATGGTGGCAACGGCGGTGGTTCGCTCAATAACAGCATTACGGGTTCAAGCGTTGCGCGCGCTGGTGGCGGTGGTGGTGGTTCTGACCAAACTGTCGGTAGCGGTGGCGGTGGCGGTGCGGGCAATGCCGGTGGCGGTAATGGTGGTGCGGCATCAGCGAACACAGGCAGCGGTGGCGGCGGCTCAGGAAACGACAATGGAACTGCTTTCACGGGTGGTAGTGGCGGGTCCGGCATTGTAGTTGTGCGCTACTTGACCGCTGACACAACTGCTTCGGCAACCCAAACGGGCTTGACGATTACGGGAGGAACAGTTACCACCAGCGGCAACTACACTATCCACACCTTCACAAGCACAAGTTCACTGGTAATCTCGTAAGGAGACCCTTATGGCGCACATGGCACAACTCGACAACAACAACACGGTCCTTCGTGTTCTCGTGGTATCCGACAACGATTGCCCAGACCCAGCACCAGCGAACGAAGCGCAAGGCGCAGCGTTCCTTGAATCGCTCGGCCTCGGCACAAACTGGAAACAAACCAGTTACAACGCCACGTTCCGCAAAAACTATGCAGGCATCGGCTACACCTACGACGCAGTACGTGACGCGTTCATCGCACCGAAGCCGTTCGCATCGTGGGTGTTGAACGAAGACACCTGCCAGTGGGAAGCCCCAGTCCCATATCCGACAGACGACAAACCGTACCGTTGGGATGAGGACACAACCTCGTGGGTTGAAATCGTTTAGTCGAACGGCCCTTGCTCAGGCCAGTCCCTAAACATCCACCACAAGCCGACAATCGGCACCAATAGCACCACGCCCAGGACGGTCAACCCGACAACGAAGAAGTGGCGCACGTCTAGCATCGTAGCGTGTTTGCCCTCCTAGCCCTGCTATTACCACTCACCCCAGTCCACTGCTGGACCACGGGCGAACGATGGGAAGACACCCGCACCACCGAAGAACTCCTGGAAATCGGAGCCGTAGAACTCTGCACCGGAGGCGGCATACGAGAAGGCTCCAAAATCACTGATGAACAGCGCCAGGTGGTCAACACCATCATCGTCGTCACTGTCGTGGCAGCCGCAGCCACTAGTATTCGACGCAAATGAAACGCTTGCTCGACTACATCAAAGAAAACTCGTGGACCGTCGCAGGCATCGGCCTCGTGCTCATCACCCTCTCAGGCCCAACACTTCGGCAAGCGCTTTGGATTAGTGGCGTTGCCCTAGTGCTACACTCGGTCCTAACCTTTACAGGGGGGAAAGATGACTGAAATCATGCTCAAAGCCAACGCCACGGTAGCCAAGTTCCTCGACTTGGGCCAGCGCTTATTCTCTTTGTTCCTTGCTAATGCCCTCCCTGCCGTCACCGGTGGAGCAGTCATCGGAGTTTCGGTTACCAAGTCTGCCCTTCTGGCAGGATTTATGGCATGCGTACAGGTAGTCCAAAAACTCGCCGTCGCGTCAACAGACGGGGAACTAACCAAAGAGGAAATCCAAGAGGCGTTCGGCAAAAAGTAATGGCTGCCCGTTTTCCCATTGTCAAAGTCACCCTTCCATCTGACCTCAAAGGAGTAACACCTGGTCGTGTACCTGAAGAACTTATGCGCCCGATTGAAGGCAAAGGCAAACTACATCGTCTTGCGGCTGACGCATACGAAGCAATGGACGCAGCAGCCAACGCCGAAGGAATCGACCTCGCGCCCACGAGCCAAGCGGACACGTACCGCTCCCTCGAAACCCAGGAGTACGGGTTCTTCCAAAGGTACACGGATAAGCCGGGCAAAAAACTCCTCAAGCAGACACCGCGCATCTACAAAGGGAAACTCTGGTACCTGAAAAAAGGTATGGCTCCGATGGCTGTGCCCGGTACCTCGAACCACAATCTTGCGATTGCCATAGACATTGCTCACGCATCAGGCAAACGCTTGGAGTGGTTGCTCAAGCACGCACAGTCGTTCGGCTTCTCATGGGAACTCCAGTCCGAGCCGTGGCATCTGCGCTACGTGGCCGGTGATGCCGTACCTACACGCGTGAAAGAGTGGCTCGCAAACAAGCCGACGGACGCATAATGGATGCGGGCTGGGCGCTTGTCCTCGCTGCCATCGTAACGGCAGTCGGCGGAATCATCGTCGCGGCCCTCCAGAAGTTCAAGGAAGAGAACTCCAAGGACCACGCCTACGTGCGTGGCATGTTGACAATGCTGTACAGTTCTCAGCGCCGTATTGAAACCAAGGTGGACAAGGTTGACGAACGGCTCACCGACCACCTAGAGTCTCACGCCTCAGAGGGGATACTTGACAATGAACGAACAGTTGAGCAGAATGGAGTTGAAGGCAATCGCAGGGTTTCTTAGGAAGGTCTACCCAGGGGTGACCGAACAAGACACGTTGTGGAATCTGATAGCGAAAGTCGAACAACTAGCAAAGGGGAACAATGGAAAACCAGGCCGCAGGCGCGGAGATTCTTCTCAAGGCGCATGAACTAATCACGAGAGACAGACAGAACACCTACTCTCATCCACTTGACGATTACTCAAGGACAGTCGCAATCTTCAATGCAATGAAGGGCGAGGAAGTCATGACAGCAGAGGACGGAATCCTCTTCATGATTTGCGTGAAACTCTCACGACTGATGAACGAAATGCAGAATGGCCTTGACGTGCCAGACAACATCGTCGACCTTGCCGGTTATGTCGGCTGTCTTCAGATGGTGCGCCAAGCGCGCATACCACTGTGAAGAACAGCGACTGGGACATCAAGTCCAACACATTCAACTTTGATGAAGACCTCAAGTATGGACAGATGGGCGAGAAGCGCATACGCAAGATGCTCGAGTCTCTGGTGGAGGGTTCGTTCGAAGTCAAGTCAGACCGCTACCGAAACGGCAACATGGCGGTCGAGATGCGCCAGAATCCTCGGCGCTGCGGCAAGTGGATTCCGTCAGGGCTGCAGGTAACCAAAGCCCAGTGGTGGGTGTACATCTTCTCGATGGACGGTGGCTTCGTCATTGTTGCTGTAGACCGCCTGAAGCGATTTATTGAGGCGAACATGGAGACTTTGGAAACACGCGATTTCGCGAGGCGTTCCGACAATCCGGCATGGGGCTACCTTCTCAAGCCATCAG